ATGAATTTAAATGATAGAACATTTTGGTTGTTAAATCACTTTGGTATTAAAATTTCAGAAGTTGAATATTTGGGTATCAAATTAACTGATGGGTTATATGATGAATCTAATAAAGAATATTATATCGCATATAATAAAGATAACTCATTAAAAACATCATTACCATTTGTAATGCACCAAGCTGATATTATGGCAGCTCGTTTTGAAAACGAAAGATGGATGAAATTAAAGCAGAATGAGGTTACTACTAAAAATGTAGGTGGTAGGCCAACTAAAAAACAAAAATTAGAAAACGTAAAAATGCCTGAAAAAATTGATTTTAAATCTATTTTTGGGGAAGTGGATGAGGTTTAAGTATGGAATATGTAATATTAGTATTATCATTAATCATAATTGCTTTACTATATGCAGTTTGGAATCTTGTTAGAAAATATGAATCTTTGGAAGATGAGATGGAATTTTCTGAAAAGTATATAAACCTTGCATACGATTCAATGAAAAAAGCATATGATAGGATGAAAAAAATAGATAGATTGGGTTCATTTGAAGCCGATGATGAGAGTGGTTATATCTTTAATGAGATAAAAACCGCTATGGAAGAGTTAAACGAAGTGTATGAATTAGATGCCACGAAAGAGAAAGAATAAAAGATATTTTACAAAGATAACAGAGATTGCTATTAACGCATACAACAATTGTGATAACCAACATTTAAAAAATAAAATTTATAATAGATTTATACATTATCCATTTGATAAGTTATCAGAAAATGTAATTCATACTTATAAGACTTACTATTTTGATGACCCATATGAAGATGTAAAGGCTAATGTTGTAGCATTCTTAAATGAAAAAATTGATAGATTTGATGGTGCAAACGGAAGAGCATTCTCATACTTCACAGTAGTTGCTAGAAATTATCTATTCAATGAAAACAATAAAAACTATGAGAGAATGAAATCTCGTGAAAACATAGATGCTATTGATTTGAATAGAAATATAACAAACGAAGTGATAAATAAACAAATTCAAGAGGAAAAATCTGATTTTATTGACCACTACGTTGATTACATTGATGAACATCTTTACGATTTATTTTTAAAAGATAGAGATAGAGCTATTGCAGATTCGATTAACGAATTATTCAGAAACAGAATAGATTTATATTCATACAATAAGAAAGCTCTTTACATACTTATTAGAGAGAGGACTGGTGTAGATACTCAGTACATCACAAAAGTAATTAATAAGATGAAATCTATTTATACTGAGTTATACTATGAATATAACCAAACTGGATTTCTATCAATGAGCTATGAATTAAAGGAAGAGCATGGATAAAGATACTGAATTATTTAAAGGTAAAACATTTTCAGATATAATGTCAGATGTTTATCATAATTCTAAAAAGAAAGATAGACAATTAAAATTACTTATTGCACAATTAGAACCATTGGTTACTAACATAAACGATGCAACCGTAGTAGTTCCTCTAATTAAAGAGTATATGGAAGTATCTGTTAAGAACGATGACCAGATTGTAAAATTAGCTGCAATTATTCAAAGAATGATGAAAGATGCCAACTCAGATGAGATGGGTGGTGGTTTAGGATTATCCGATGAAGAAAAGAAACAACTTTTGGAAAATGCAAAAGCTATTGATGAGAAAATAGATTCTCTTCAAAACGATGGAGATGATTAATGGCAACTTTTGAAACCGCTACAATACAAAAAGTAAATTTAAAAGATGATGATGTAAACAAAGTTTATTCACTTGACGTAGTATCAAGAAAATCATCAAATACATTTGTAGAAGTATTTCCATTAGATACTAATATTAAAAGAATACCATTAGTAGGTGAACAGGTGGTTATACTACCATCACAATCACCAGAGGGCTCTGCTAATAAACTTGCTAATAAAAGATATTATATAGGGCCTACATCTACTCAACAAAACATACACAATAACGCATTACCAAAAGCATCTATAGCTAGTTCAAACAATGTAGGTGGGGATTACGGTGATACATCTGCAGGAAACCCTAACACATCAGGTGGTGATTCTGATGTTGATTTAGGAGATGGGTTTGTAGAAAGAACTGATGTGGGTTCATTACAACCATTCTTAGGGGATGTTTTAATCGAAGGTAGGTTTGGACATTCATTGAGATTTGGATACTCTCCAACCGAGTCAGATACAACTCAAACACCATCTTGGGAATCTTCAACTGTAGAAGACCCGATAACCATATTATCTAATGGTAGAGGTGAAGGTGGTGAATACAATAAATTTATTATTGAAAGTGTAGATGATGACCTTTCATCTATATGGTTAACCTCATCACAAAAAGTTGGATTAACTACATCTCAAAAAAATATTGGAACGGGTGTAGATTCTCAAAAAAACTTTGATAAACCATCTGCAATCTTAAACTCAGATAGAATTATTTTAAATTCAAAATCTGATTACATTATACTTAGTGGTGCTAAATCTGTAAATATCGCAACACCGGCATGGGCAATGGATATGGATAAGATGTTTACAATCTTAGAAGGGTTGATTCAACAATTAGCAGATTTAACAGCAGGAACTGCAACATTCGCAACAGGTGTTGGTCCAACAGGCCCTGCAACAAATGTAGCCCAAGTTCAACAATTACTAACCGAATTAAAACAAATGGCTCAATAATATGGCGGTACTTTGGCCAGGATTTCAAGCAACAGTAGCACCTTACTTAGATGCTCCAATAGAAAAAACCGAATCGGATACTGCTAAAATTATTGCGGATGCGTATGGAGTTGCAGTAGCTACTGCTATGATATCTTTAATTCCAGGTTCAACTATTATATCAGCTCCACCAACAACTGGAATTGAAAACGCAATATTAGATACATTTAATCAAATAAAAGATTCAGAAGGGCCACCAACACCACCAATGTTTTTAGGATGGGCAACTGAAACAGTTTCTTATTGGGCGGCAGTTCAATGGAATCCCTTACCACCACCACCTGGTTATGTATCACCGACTGTAGGTAATACTGTAATAACAGGCGGAACTCCATCACCATTAGATGTGGGTTTGTGGGGTGCATTTAACAATCCACCATCACCAACACCAATGGGTAATATTATATGTGGTAAGTTAATAGCAGCATTTACATCACATCTATTAACTGTAAATGGTGTATATAATGGGTTGATTCCTGCAGCACCATCACCAGTACCAGGCCCACCATTCCCTTGGGTTGGGGTAGTGTAAAACTAAACATTTTAATATTTATATAAAAACATAATATTATGAAGGCAAAACAATTAGCAGATTTATTAGAAGTAATAGTAAGAAAAGTTGTTAGGGAAGAACTTAGACCAATCTTAAAAGAGATTAAACAAAGTTCTAAACCTGTAATTAGAGAAAATAAAGTTAAAGAAGTAACTAAACCATTTGACCCATTAGATGTTTCAGAAGTTTTGGAAACTGAAAGATTAAAAAAACAAAACCCAACAATGGAGTTTTCAAAAAACCCAATGTTAAACAGTATGCTATCAGAAACATATGATAGTGGCGAATGGAAAAACTTAGATGGTAGAACATTTACATCAGGCCAAGCACAAGGTTTCAACAGACAAGTAATGGCTGAAAAATTGGGGTATGGTAATGGTGTACCAACTGCTCAAAGTATGATGCCAACTGTAGACCCAGATGGTAAACCTTTAAATGTAAACATTGAAGGAACTGCAGTTGGGGATGCTTTAACAAAAGATTATTCTAAATTGATGAAAGCAATTAACGCTAAAAAAGGTAAATAATAAATGGCTGAAAGAAAAGAATACTTTTATAATCCAATTGATTTAGAAAAGGATATTGCAGTTGGAATTACTTTGCCTTTTGGTAAGAATAAAGGATTGTTTTCTTTAAGTTATACAACTGAAGAACAAGCAATATCTAATTTAAAAAATCTTTTATTAACCAGAAAGGGTGAAAGATTATTTCAACCTGAATTTGGTTCATCTGTATATTCTCTTCTATTTGAACAAATGAATGAAAGTTTATCAACTCAAATGGATGAACAACTGAGAGAAGATATTGGGTTTTGGCTACCATATATAGTAATTGATGATTTGATAATTCAACCTAATTATGATAGAAATTATGTTGGTATTGAATTAAAATTTAGAGTTACTGAACAAGGTTCAAACCAACAAATAATTATGTTTGTAGATTCAGCAGGTTCTGCTACAATACAATAAGGAAATTAAATGGCAAAGGCAAACAGAACAGATTTAGTACAAAAAGATGTATCTTTAGTTGGAAAAGATTTTGGTGAATTAAGAAAAAACTTAATTGATTTCGCTAAAAACTATTTTCCAAATACATACAATGATTTTAACGAATCATCACCTGGTATGATGTTTATTGAGATGGCATCTTATGTTGGGGATGTTCTTTCATTTTATACTGATACTCAATTAAGAGAATCCTTATTAACTAATGCAGAAGAAAAGGTAAACTTATTTAACCTTGCGGCAGCATATGGATACAAACCAAAGAATGTTGTTCCTGCATCTGTAACATTAGATGTGTTCCAATTAGTTCCTGCTAAGGGTAGTGGTGATGATGTAGTACCTGATTTTGATTACGCTCTTAAAATACAAAGAGGAATGCAAGTTGGTTCTGATGAATTTAGTAATGTACAATTCAATACAACTACAGATGTTGACTTTGAATTCTCATCATCATTTAACCCAACAGAGGTTTCAGTTTATCAAATTGATGAAAACACAAATGAACCAATTTATTATTTACTAAAGAAGCAAGTAAAAGCAACATCAGGTACAATTAAAACTAAAACATTTACATTTGGTTCACCAAAGATATATGATAAGATTAGAATTCAAGATGATAACATCATTAAAATAAAATCTATTACAGATGAAGATGGTGATACTTGGACTGAAGTTCCATTCTTAGCACAAGATACTGTATTTGAACAAATTGAAAACAATGAAGATAATAGTGATGATTTATCACAATATAGTGGAGAAGCACCATACCTATTAGAATTAAATAGAGTTCCAAAAAGATTCATCACAAGATTTGAAAACGAAGGTAATTTAGTAATTCAATTTGGAGCAGGTATATCATCAAACGCTGATGAAGAAATTATACCAAATCCAGATAATGTGGGTGCGGCATTATATACAGCAAACGCATCATTAGACCAAGGTTTAGACCCATCAAACTTCTTATATACAAAAACATATGGAGTTGCTCCATCAAATACAACTCTAACAGTTGAATATACAGTTGGTAATGGTATTCAAGATAATGTACCTGCTAAAGATTTAATTAAAATTATTGGTAGAACATTTGAAAATGATAATACACTTAATCTAAATCAAGATACATTAAGGTTTGTTCAAAATTCATTAGCGGTTACAAATCCAAACCCAGCGGTTGGTGGTAGAAGTAAAGAATCGGATGATGAAATTCGTAACAATGCAATGGCATACTTTGCAGCTCAAAATAGAACTGTAAGTAGAGAAGATTACATTATGAGATGTTATGCATTACCACCACAATTTGGTTCGGTAGCAAAAGCATACATAGTTCAAGATTATCAAATTGAAACAAAAAATAAAAATAACGAAACTATTTCATCTGAAATTCCAAATCCATTAGCATTAAATCTATACACATTGGGGTATGATAATCAGAAGAAATTAACTCAACTGAATCCTGCAACAAAAAACAATCTTAGAAATTACATTTCATATTATAGATTATTAACAGACGCGGTAAACATTAAAGATGC